ACAAACCGTTGTCCTGATATCCGGAACAGCAAGGGAGCATACAGAGACTTCATAAGTGATACAAAGCGGATATTTCAGGACAACGGTTTGTGCCTTTATAACGAGATGATATTGTTAGAACAATACGGCACTGCACCGATGCGAGCAGGAGCCAATTTTAAGGCACGGAGAAAAACAACAAAGGTACATCAGAACGTGCTTGTATTTTACAAGGGCGATATAAAGCGGATAAGTGATATCTACACCAACAAAATAGAAATGGTGGATTTGCAAAGGTATAAAAGCTGACGGGAAGGAGAGTGTTGCAGGATGGCAGGAATGACAGTAAGGCAACAGCGGTTTTGCGAAGAATACCTTGCTTGCCTTAATGCAACACAAGCAGCGGTAAAAGCAGGATATTCTGAAAAGTACGCAGGGCAGAACGCTGATAAAATACTAAAGAATACTAATGTCAAAGAATATCTCGAAATGAGGATGGGCGAGAAGGAAAAAGAACTGATTGCAGATCAGGACGAAGTATTGAGATATCTTACTTCGGTTATGCGCCGGGAAAAGAAAGAATCTGTTGTAGTGACCTTGCAGAGCAAAACGGAAAAATGGGTAAAGGATGAAGAATCCGGGAAGATGAAGAAGCAGACAATCACGGAAGAAAGTCCGGCGGTTGTTGAGATACCGGCAAGGCTGTCTGATTCCAATAAGGCTGCAGAGTTGTTAGGCAGGGCATACGGCACATTCACAGAAAGGGTAAATGTAGATGTAAATGTACCGGTCATGTTTGACGGCGAAGATGAATTAAAGGACTGATGCTGAATGGAAGCAGTAAAGAGAATACACCTTCCTGATGTTATCGGAGCAGGATATAAGGACTATTGGAACGACAAACATTTTTATTGTGTTTGTAAAGGGAGCCGTGGTTCAAAGAAATCCAAAACAACAGCATTGTGGCTTATTTACAACATAATGAAACATCCGGCTGCGAACGCATTGTGCGTAAGACGCTTTGCAAATACGCTGAGAAACAGTTGCTTTTCTGATTTGGAATGGGCGGCCGCAAAATTGGGCGTATCTCATTTGTGGGAGTTCCCAAAATCACAATTGGAAGTCACGTACAAACCGACCGGGCAAAAGATATTGTTCCGTGGCATGGATGATGGATTGAAAATAACATCAATCTCCGTTCCGAAAGGCGTTCTGTGTTGGGTATGGGTAGAAGAAGCATTCGAGATAACATCAGAGGATGATTTCAACAAACTTGATATGTCTGTCCGTGGTGAAGTACCGGAAGGGTTATGGAAACAGATCCGGTTGACCTTCAATCCGTGGTCGGAGCAATCGTGGTTAAAGCCGAGGTTCTTCGACAATCCGGATGAACTTACATTCACCAAAACAACAACATTCAAATGTAATGAGTGGCTAGATGATACGGACAAACTCAAATTTGAAAAAATGAAAATAAACAATCCCCGGAGATACCGCATTGAAGGTGACGGGGAATGGGGAATCGCAGAAGGACTTATTTTTGAGAACATCGAGCAGAGAGATTTCGATATTGATGAAGTAAGACGGATTCCCGGTATTAAATCAGCGTTCGGACTTGACTTCGGTTTTACAGATCCGAATGCTTTTATCTGCGGTATGGTGGATAACACAGCAAAGATTATTTATGTGTTTGATGAATGGTATCAAACCGGTGCTACGAATCAAATGATAGCGCAGGCAATCAAAGATAAGGGATACGGCGGTCAACGCATTATCTGTGACGCTGCAGAGCCGAAATCCATACAAGAATTGTGGGAGTGCGGTATAAAGTCCGAAGCATCACGAAAAGGGCGTGATAGCGTCACACACGGCATCCAACAGATACAGAATTACAAGATTGTTGTTCATGCACGGAAGTGTCCGGAGTTTTGGAAGAACGTCAATAATTACTGTTGGCAAAAGGACAAGTTCGGAAAACCAATTGATAAACCGGAACATGAATTTTCGCATGGTCCGGACGCATTACGATATGCAACGGCTGATGTTCTGCAGGGTGAAGTATTTAGTTTCGATTAAGGAGAAAATGATGGGTGATATATTTGCATTAGCGACAATAGTTCTGTTGGGAATCCTCATATATATGCAAGGAAGCATAATTGAACGTGCAACTACCAAAAGAGAGGTAGCACGTTATTTTTTTAGCGTTATAACGTGTGCGCTTGCTGCTGTTGTATGTTTCTGGTATATAGCAAAGTAATACGGCGTGTGGCTGAATATTTCAGTTTCGCATAATACAAAAGATGGCTGCGGCAAAAGCCGCAATGCCGATGTGGCGCAATTAGGAAGCGCAGCTGATTTGTACTCAGTTGGTTGTCGGTTCGATTCCGGCCATCGGCTTATGTAGTAGTCCGTGTTGTTTCCCGTTCCGTGATTAAGTTCACATGTTGGGTAAGAGACACGGGGGACAGGGGTGGGTATGTATAATAAGGCAGGTGAAAATCTTGGGAGTATTTAATTTCTTGGCGAATGCCGCAAGGAAACTGAATAGCATCGTTACATCGAATGTCGTAAGGGCAACGGATGATCTGTCCGAACTTGAAAAGGACATTGTTGCCTGGAAGCTGTCACCGGAACGAGCAGAACAGATTAACGGTTCCATGTACTACAAAGGCTATCATGACATTCTGCATAAGAAACGTACTGCAATCGGCAAGGGCGGCAAAGAGGTCGAATTGAAGAACCTTCCGAACCGTAAGGACCTTGATAATCAGTATGCGATTGCTGTTGATAAGAAAGCAAATTACTTCTTAGGCAAGCCGATGGCAATTAAAACCGAGAATGAGGAATACAACGAACTTCTGAAAACCATCTTTGACATGAAGATGCAGAAGCGGTTGAAAAACACTGTTAAGAAGTCCTTTAACAACGGTATTGCATGGGTGTTCCCGTATTACGATGAAAACAGCAATTTGAAATTCAAGATATTCTCAGGATATGAGATAAAGCCATATTGGAATGATGATGAACACACGGATCTGTATAAGGCCGTTCGTTTATATCCGGTTGAAACGATTGTGAAAGGTCAGCGAGAAGTTGTTGAAAAGGTCGAGGTTTACAAGCCTGATGGCGTATATCGTTACATTTTCAATAATAACGACAAGCTGACAGCAGACACGGAAGCAGGCGAGTATGAAAGCTATATCAGTCTGAACGGTATGCCGTACAATTGGGATAGAATACCGCTGATTGCATTTAAGTACAATGACAGCGAGATTCCGCTGATCCGTAAAGCGAAATCACTGCAGGATGCTATCAACGAGTTAATGAGTATGTTCCACAATCATATGCTCGAAGATAACCGGAACACGATTCTTGTTATCGAGAACTTTGACGGGCAGGATCTTGGAGAGTTCCGGCAGAACCTTGCCGAGTATGGTGCTGTTAAGGTCCGCACCGGTGAAGGGGCAAAGGGCGGTGTATCTACACTGTCAATAGAAGTCAATGCAGGCAACTATCAGCTGATTCTCCAATTGCTGAAAAATGCACTGATTGAGAACACGAAAAGCTATGACGGAAAGATGCTCAATTCCGGTACACCGAATCAGATGAATATCTTATCGATGTATCAGGATATCGACATTGATACGAACGACCTTGAATCTGAATACCAGGCAGCACTTGAAGAACTGCTTTTCTTCATCAACACTCACCTTGCTTTAACCGGGCAGGGTGATTTCTTTGAGGAAAAGGTTGAGTTCATCTTCAATAGGGATATGTTGATGAATGAAGCGGAGATTATGCAGACGCTTGTCAATGCCGGCGTGAAGATATCCAATCGGACATTACTTAGTCAGGTTCCGTTCATTGACGATGTGGACGCAGAACTCGAACAGATTAAGAAAGAATCTGAGGAAAACATGGAAATGTATCAGAACGCATTCCCGGACCAACAGCAGGGCAATCAAGGGGCAGATAATACCGAAGAGGATGAATAAAGAAAAGAGAGCCGTTCAGCTCTCTTTATCTCTTGCCATTGTTTCACTGATGGCACGTTTGATGAATCCGTTAACGGTTTCGCCTTTTGATTCAGCGTGTTCCTTGATTTGCTCGTAACGGTCCTTTTGAACATCAAGCGGAATCCGTTTAAGGCTTCTTTTTGCGTACTCGATGTTGATTTCAGATCGTGTCTTTGCCATGTGCATCACCTCGCAATCATTATACACGATTGTGAAGTATGTGTACATATACAAAATGCACAACAACGTACGTGTATCTTTGGTGATTATGCCTATTGAAAAGTACACGTACGTATACTATAATAAGACCATAAGATAAAGCAAGGCAAACGAACAACTCGAAAGGTTGTGAAGCTGAAAACCATATACTTGTGAGGATTAGCCACCACGAGTGAAACAATAGTCAAGAAGATGATTCAGCCGTTAGCCTGCCTTATCAATAACAGAAAAGGTGGTCTATATTATGACAGAGAGAATGATTGAAAACAGATTGAAGAAGCTTGAACAGTTGGAAGAACAGAAAAAGGCACTTGAAGCAGAAATTGAAAGTTTGAAAGAAGAAATCAAAAACGAAATGCAGGAATCCGAACTGCTTGAAACAAAAGGATACATAATCAGATTCACCAACGTGCTTTCTGAAAGATTTGATTCAAAGCGATTCAAGGCAGAGTTCACCGAACTGTATAGCAGATATACAAAGCCGGTTGCAAGCAGACGATTTTCGTTTGTGGCAAGATAAGGGGGTCAACATGAAAGAAGAGTATGTGGAGTTGATAACCGAAGCCATGAGCGAATGTGAGGATATATCACTTCTCGATTTGGTTTGGCGGCTGCTTGTAAAGGTAGGTGGTCAAAATGCAGACGCTCATTGATTTGACCGGACAACGCTTCGGCCGGCTGACCGTAATGTCGGAAGCAGAGAGAAAAAATAAACACAGAATGTGGAATTGTAAATGTGATTGTGGCGGCTATACGAAGGTTTACGATGGAAGCTTAAAAAGAGGGTTGACCACAAGTTGCGGTTGCTATAGGAGAGAGCAAAACAAAAAAAGGTCTATTACGCACGGGGAATCGAATACCAGACTATACAGTATTTGGTATAACATGAAAAAAAGATGTTATCACAAGGGCGTAGCCGGATATGATGATTATGGTGGCAGAGGAATTACTGTTTGCGATGAATGGAAAAACAGTTTTGAAACTTTCCGAGAATGGGCGCTGTCAAATGGATATTCCGATGAACTTACCATTGACAGAATCAATAATGAAGGAAAGTATGAGCCAAATAACTGCAGGTGGACCACTCAAATAGAGCAGAACTACAACACAAGAATCTCAAGAAGAAACACAAGCGGTCACAAGGGTGTTTCGTATCTGAACAGAGATAAGAAATGGCAAGCATATGTTTCAATAGAGCATCGGACAATATCAGTTGGAACATACGACACCTACGAAGAAGCCGTTGCGGCAAGAGAAAAGGCTGAAATTGAATATTACGGTGAACACACGCAATAAGATATCAAGGGCGGTCAATAGGCTGTCCTTTTTATATGCACAAAAAAGTAACTGCTAGGGGTAAGACATGAAGAATGCAGACTATTGGAGAAGAAGATTTATTCTGCTCGAAGATGCACAATCAAAAAAAGGTGCTGAATACTTTGCAGAGTTAGAGAAACAGTATAGAAAAGCTTCTATGGCAGTTCAAAGGGATGTTGAGAGATGGTATGCAAGGTTTGCTGTCAACAATGAAATCACGATGCAGGAAGCGAGAAAACTGCTGAACTCCAACGAATTAGAAGAGTTTAGATGGGATGTTTTTGAATATATCGAAAAAGGAAAAACACTCAATTATTCCCAACAGTGGGCAAAACAACTTGAAAATGCTTCTGCGAGATTTCACATATCAAGGCTTGAAGCTATAAAGATTCAAATGCAGAATCACGTAGAGACATTATACGGAAATGAACATGATGAGATATCTTCTCTGATGTCGAAAATATATACGGAAGGTTATTATCGAACGGCTTTTGAATTACAACTCGGCTTTAGAATCGGATATGACCTTATGAAACTCGACACAAACAGAATACAGAAAGTCATGTCAAAGCCGTGGACTGTTGATGGAAGGACGTTTAGCGATAGGATATGGAAACAGAAATCGCAGCTTATCAGTGAACTTAATAACATGCTAACGCAAGCGATCATCCGGGGTCAGAACCCTCACGTAGTAACGGTAGAAATTGCAAATCGTTTCAATGTGAGCAAAGGGCAAGCCGGACGGTTGGTAATGACCGAAGCGGCATTCTTTAACTCGGCTTCCACTCGTGATTGTTACAAGGATTTGGGAGTGAAGCAATATGAGATTGTTGCAACGTTGGATAAGAGGACATCGGAAATCTGCCGGGCGTTGGACAGTACGGTGTTCAAAATGAGCGAGTATGAAGTCGGAGCCACTGCGCCACCTTTTCATGTTTGGTGCCGGACAACAACTGCGCCTTACTTTGATGATGAATTTGAAATTGATATCGAAAGAGCGGCACGTGACGAAAACGGAAAAGTATATTTCGTTCCGGAGATGGATTATAAAGAGTGGAAGAAGAGATTTGTTGATGGTGGAAGCAAGGAAGGGTTAAAAGAGAAAGATACACCGTAAAACTGAATAAATAAGGATTTAAGGGCGTTTTTTGTGAGATATTCGCAGAAATGTCCTTTTATTATGCAAAAAACACGGAAAACAGAGGATTTGTGGAGTACATAAAGTCCATATGTGGGATTTACGGATTCCATATGTGGAGTTGTTGTAGACCACATTTCAGAACCAATGCAGGCATTATGAATCATACCGATTCAAAGACGAACGAGCGAGGGAAGTGAAACAATGAAAGAGACAACAAATTTCGGCTTGAAGAAGCCTGAAGCAAATGATTTTTATGATTTCGAGACGCAGAATGAGAATTTGGATGAGATTGACCGAGTTCTGCAGGAGTACAAGGAAGGAACACAGCCCGTAGGTGATTCCGCAAAGTTAGGCGGTAAAGCACTGAATGACATTGTACAGCAAGATTCAAAAAGTGTTTATGTATCACCGAGTGGAAGCGATGAAAACGGTGACGGAACACAGGAAAATCCTTGGAGAACAATTCAAAAAGCGGTAAATGAGTGTCCTGCTATTGCTGATAATAACAGTATGTATATTATTTATTTGGCAGATGGTGTGTATACGGAAAATCTTGACGTTCGTAGAAAAGTGTTTCGATTACAATCAATTGACACAGCAAATGCGGATATAACACTCAAAGGCAATATGTATGTTAGACATGGTTCATATGTTGAGATTCGAACTCCTATGACTATTGATACAGAAAATACACAGTATCATGCTCTTAACTCAACGGATGGTGGACGTTTAAGTATTTTAAGCCCAATAACAGTAAAAAATGCAACGAGTTGCGGATTAGTAGCAAGTGGACAGTCTTCTATATTTGCAAATGCAAAAGTAACGGTCGATGGCTGTCGTTATGCGATTTCTGCGGAAACCGCTTCGATTGTAGCCTGTGGAGTGTGTGAAATCAAGAATAGTACAGAAGGACTTTGTACGAAAGGTGGAATATTGGCATACCATTCTGTCAGCTTTGAAAATGTAACCACACAGTACGTTACAAGTTATGGTGGGCGAATGTACACAGGAGCGCAGACTTCGGTAGGTAAGTATTAAGGGGGTGCGAATTATGACATTACATTTTTTAGATGAACAGTACGAATGTGCAAAGGCAGTAAAAGGCACGGACTATGTGCATTTATATGATGAATCAAATAATTGCATTGCTAGTTTTGAGGGAGTGCATGATTTTAGTTTGTTCACAATCGAAAATGGAGATTGGAGCGAACCGCAACCGACAGCAGAGGAACGGATTGCAGAGTTGGAATCAACAAACGAACTGCTGATGCAATGCATCATGGAAATGTCGGAGATAATCTATGCGTAGATTTATCTTATATATTCTTTTCGGAAAGTGGGGTGATATTATGGCAGTTGCTACTTTGTGGGCGAATGAAATCTTGAATGAAAATGCGGAATTCAAGCAGGTTCCGAGATTGCTCAAAGACAAGGTAAAGACAATCTTGACGAATGCAGGATTTGCACATCTTGCAACCGAGTAGATCAGAAGGGAGAGCGTTTCGGCGTTCTCCCTAAAATACGGACATTACAGAGGGGATGGCAATGAATATAGTAATTGATACGGCAACTCTTATATGGGCGGTCTTGTTGGCGTTAGGAATCCCGACATCTATCACAAGTTTCTTCTTTTGGCGGCTCAAACGCAAGATTGAGAAGCAGGAGAGCGAACGGGATAAAAAAGAAGCGGCAAGACGGCAGAATGAGATTATCGTCATTGAAAATGTTATGGCGGCTATTGCATTAAGTGAAGCAACAGCAAAGGCGGTTCAACGGATTCCTGATGCACAGTGCAACGGGGATATGCACGCCGCACTTGAATATGCAACACAGATCAAACACAAGCACCGTGAGTTCATCACGAAGCACGGTATAGAAGCACTTTATTAACGGACTTTTTGAAGTCCTTTTTTAATGCTCAAAACTGATATAAAGCGTCCTTTTGGGCGTTTTTTATATTTCGTCACTTTGGCATTTCGGACGTTAACTGCAAAGACAAATGTTCGTGGACTGAACCACGTAAAACAATGTTTTTGAAGAAAGAGAGGAAAAGAACCATGAAGAAAGAAGATTTTACGGCGGCAGGAGTAACAGAGGAACTTGCACAGAAACTTGCGGATATGTCCGCAGAGGAACTGAAAGGCTACGTTCCGAAAGAACGCTTCAACGAAGTGAACGAAGCGAAGAAGAACGCAGAAGCACTCGTTAAGGAGCGTGACGGACAGATTGAAACGTTGAAAGCATCTTCCGGTGACAATGAAGCAATGAAAAAGCAGATTGAAGATTTGCAGGCAGCCAATAAGGCAGCGGCAGACAAGTATGCTGCGGATCTGAAACAGCTTCGGCTTGATAATGCTGTTGATAAGTCTATCACAGCTGCAAACGGCAAGAATGCAAAGGCCATCAGAGCATTGCTTGACCTTGAAAAGGTGGAAGTGTTGGAAGATGGCACGACAAAAGGTCTGACAGAACAGCTTGAAGCACTCGCAAAGGCAGAGGATTCGAGTATGTTGTTCGGTTCTTCCACGCCGAGTGTAAAAGGCATGGTTCCGGGCAAAGGGAAGAACAATCCGGGAAGCGGTGTTGATACTTCCAAAATGACATATTCCGAACTTGCGGCATATATGGCTGCAAATCCGGATGCAAAAATTGATTAAAGAAAGGTAAAGGTGAATTATTATGGCAAGATTTGATTCCAAAACATTCAATCCGCAGGCGTTTGGCGCATACGTTAAGCGTATTCCGAACGTAAAGAAAAATGAACTCGCAAAGTCCGGTGCTGTTGGCTCCAATGAGCAGGCACGTGCAGCACTTTCTAGTCAGACCGGTTCTCTTTATGCGAGAATCCCGTATTTCGGTAGAATCTCCGGTGCTACTTCTCAGAACAACACCGGTAATAATGATATCGTATCTAGCGCAACAACCACTTTCGATCAGGGATTCGTTACCGCATCCCGTATGGACGGATGGACCGAGAAGAGTTTCTCGAAGAACATCACTGCTGGCGTTGACTTCATGGACAATGTAGCGGAGCAGATTGCTGACTACAAGCAGGAAGTAAAGCAGACTATTTTGCTTGCTATCCTTAAAGGTGTGTTCTCTATGACAACAAGCGGAACGAGCATTGCGGCAAAGGCGGCAAAGGCATTTATCGAGAAGCATACTTATGATATTACCAAAGCAGCAGACGGCGGTTTTGTCGGTGCAACTACTCTCAACAAGGCAATGCAGAAAGCTTGCGGTGACAATAAGTCGATTTTCAAGCTTTCTGTTATGCACTCCGAGGTTGCAACCAATCTTGAGAATTTGAAGTTACTCAAGTACCTGACTTATACCGATGCAGAAGGTATTACCCGTGACCTTACAATCGGTACATGGAACGGCAGAATCGTCCTTATTGACGATGAAATGCCGACCACGGAAGTTGCAGCAGTGTACTCTCCGACAACGGATGCCGCACTTGATGCAACAAAGACTTATTACACAAGAAGCGGTTCTTCCGGCAACTACACTTATACTGCAGTTGCAACTCCTGATGTTACCAACATCAGCACTTATTACGAGATGACTGCAGAAGCGTACACCGCATATACCACTTATGTACTCGGCGATGGTGCAATTATCCTTGATGATATCGGTGATGAAGTACCGTATGAAATGAGTCGTGATGCAAAGACCAACGGCGGTCAGGACACTCTTTATGTGCGTGATCGTTTCATCTGTGGTGTTGACGGTATTTCCTTCGAGAAGCCGGCAAGCATTACCGAATCTGCTTCCAACGCTGACCTTGCAACCGGTACAAATTGGGTTGTAATCAATGACGGCAATGAAGCAATTCCGGATAAGGCTATTGCGATAGCACAGATTATTTCCCGTGGTTAATGAATGATGTGATGGGAGCCGTTCTTTTGGGCGGCTCCTTTTGAATGAGGTGAAAAACATGAGCATTACTATCGAAGATATTACATCCCGGCTTGAAACGTTTGGGTATAAATTCAACGAAGCATCCGACACATTTGCGCTGACCTTTGCAAAGGACAAGGCAGAGATGCACATAAAAAACGTCATAAATGATTCTGACATTCCGGAAGAAGCGAGATTCGCTGCTATTGATGCAATATGTGCCGAGTTCCTTGCCTTGAAGAATGGAACGGGGCAGTTGCCGGACGAACTGATTGAGAGCGTGGTTAAAAGCGTGAAGATGGGTGACACAACAATAACACTCGATGAAAGCGCAAGCGTAGGACAGCAGTTCGATGCGATTGTTAGCAGCATGACGAATTATTATTCCGATGATTTCATGCGATTCAGAAAGATGGTGTGGTAGATGATTATAGGTCCGAAAACAATTGCGAGATTTCGCAGTGTGCTTGAAAAGATGTATGACGGTGTATGTGTTGTGACCGAGTATGTATCGCAACGTGATCCGGTAACGAAAAAGACCGCATTTGTTGAAACTCCGGTGCTTGTTTCGCAACCGTGCAGATTGTCGTTCAGTTCGTCACCGGTGACGGGTGATGATAACGTAGCTTCCGTGGTGCAAGAAACGAAGTTATTCATTTCTCCAGATGTGACGATTAAGAAGGGCAGCAAAATCACGGTAACACAGAACGGCGTTACAACAGACTACACACAATCATCTGAACCGAAAATCTATGCCACGCATCAGGAAATCACACTGAAACTGTTTGAAGGATGGGCGTGACATGGGTAGACGATGGGGAAAATGCGATTTTTCCGAACTGCAGAAGTTGAGCGAGAATTTGCAGAAGTTAGAGCAGGTGTACTCAGACGAGTTCTGTGAGCAGATGGCAAAGGAACTCGCACAACGGTTACTTCGTAGAGTGCGGCAGCGTACTCCGGTCGGTGAGTATGAAACCATTTCATACGAAACAAAGGACGGAAGAACGTTCAGCTTTAACGAAGGGAAGTCCGGCGGTACATTGCGGCGTAATTGGACAGTGAATCCGATCGAAAAGCACGGCAATGAGTACGTGGTCGAGGTTGTGAATGCTACTGAATACGCTTCGTATGTCGAGTACGGCCACAGACAACAGCCGGGGCGTTTTGTTCCGCAAATCGGAAAGAGTTTGAAATCCGCATGGGTTCCCGGAAAGTTCATGCTCACCATATCAGAGCAGGAAGTTCAGAATCTTGCTCCGAAGCTACTCGAAAAAAGACTTACTGAAAAGTTGAGGGAAATATTCAATGATACTTGATATAACAAACAGCATTTCAATCAAACTGAATGACTTGTTTGGTGATGGTTACAACACGTACACCGAGAACGTGAAGCAGGGCTTACAAGAGCCTTGCTTTTTTATTAAACCGCTCAAGGTAAACACGAATCAATTTCTCGGCAACCGAAAAGAGCGCAGATATCCGTTTGACATTGCTTACTTCACAGAGGGCGGCAATGAAGAAATGATGCGTGTCGGTGAGCAGATGCTTGACGGGTTGGAATACATCACGCTGACGAATGGTGATATCGTCCGTTGCCTTTCGTCTGATATGGATATTGTCGATGATGTTCTTCATGTATCAGTGACATATTCCGTGATGCTGAATCATGTAGTTACTGAGGAAGCAATGGACACGATCGAAACGAACATCGGAACGAAGGGAGATTGAAGCAATGGCAAAAAAGAATGATACCGAACGCACCGAAATCCCGGTGCAGAAGTATAAAGGCGAACAGCTTTTGCGTATGGATAAATACAACAGCCGTGCTGCAAGAGTGGTAATCAAGCCGGACGGGGTTTATAGCTTCGATGAAGCTGACAAACTCATTTCGGACATTATGGGAAAGAGAGGATGATGAAATATGTTAGGTGGTGGAACATTCGTAACACAGAACAAAGTGCTTCCTGGTTCTTACATCAACTTTGTGTCTGCGGCATCCGCATCCGCTAATCTTGGCGAGCGTGGATTCGTTGCAATGGCACTTCCGTTGAAGTGGGGCGTTGATGGCGCAATCTTTACCGTGACCGGTGATGATTTCCGGAAGAACTGTTTGAAGCTGTTCGGATTCGCTTACGATTCCGAGGATGCGAAGAAATTACGTGACCTTTTCAAGAATGCAACCGTGCTTTACTGCTACAAGCTGATGAACGGCGGTGCAAAGGCATCCAACAACGTGGCAGAAGCATTGTATAAGGGTTCTTTCGGCGCATCCTTGTCGACCGAAATTTTGACCGGTGCAGAAGCAGGAACATTTGATGTGAATATCTATGCAGGCACAAGCGTTGTTTATAGCAACACTGTAAAGACGCTTGAAGAACTGAAAGCAGATAATAACGGATGGGTTAAGTGGACGCTTGACACACTCGCAGAATCCACAAAGGCAGCACTTACCGGTGCAGACCTTGACGGAACAGATGTTACTGCGGCAGAGCATTCCGCATTCCTTGATGCAGCAGAAAGCTACACGTTCAATGCAATGGGTTGTGCATCTGCTGAGAGTGCAATTCAGGACCTTTACGTGCAGGAGTGCAAGGATCAGCGTGATGCAAACGGCATCAAGTATCAGCTTGTAGTATATGGCAATGCTGCAGATTATGAGGGCGTTGTTAATGTGAAGAACAGTGCGGATGCAGTATATTGGACAACCGGTGCGATTGCCGGCTGTGCGGTGAATGCTTCTCTGACAAACCGTGTTTACAACGGCGAGTATGAGATTGCAACCAATTACACCAAAGCGCAGCTTGAAACGGCTATCAGAAACGGTGAGTTCACATTCCATCGTGTAGGTGATGATATTCGTGTTCTTACCGATATCAACTCGCTTGTGAACACTACGGCAGAAAAGGGCGAGGATTTCAAGTCGAATCAGACAATCCGTGTAATCGATCAGATTGCAATGGATATCGCAAATCTTTTCAACACGAGATATCTCGGTACTATTCCGAATGATGCTTCCGGTCGTGTTTCCTTATGGAATGACATTGTTAAGCATCATCAGGCACTCGAAGGCATTCGTGCGATTGAGAACTTCGATCCGAAGGCTGTTGTGGTTGAGCAGGGTGACACGAAGAAGTCCGTTGCGGTTACTGACGCAATCGAGGTCGTGAACGCAATGGAGAAACTCTATATGACCGTGGTGGTCGCATAAGGAAGGGGGAAAAGACATGCTTGGAACAATGAACGCAAAAGATTCAATCAGAGGTTCGGCGGCAGAATGTTTTGTAACGATTGAAGGTAAGCGTTACAACTTCATGCAGGCTATCGATCTTGAAGCAAGCATTGAGAAGAACAAGACCGAAGTTCCCATTCTTGGCAGAACCGGAAAGGGTAACAAGGCAACCGGATGGACGGGTAGCGGTTCCGCAACCTTCCATTACAATACAAGCATTTTCCGTGAATTGCTTGTACGTTTCAAGAATACCGGTGAGGATGTTTATTTCGACATCCAGGTAACTAACGAAGATAAAACATCTTCCGTAGGCAGACAGACCGTAATCTTGAAGGACTGCAACATTGACGGCGGTATTTTGGCGAAGTTCGATGCAGATGCAGACTATCTCGATGAAGAGTTAGAGTTCACCTTCGAGGATTTTGAACTCGTTGAGCAGTATGCACTCTTGCCCGGAACGATTTGAAGTTGACTTCACGTTTGATTTTTGGTATAATCAAACAAAAACGTGAGGTGCGAATATGGAATTTAGGCCTGGACTAAAAATCGGCAAATTGGTTTTGATAAGATTTCTCGGCAGGGATAAACACAGCAAAAAGATGTGGCTGTGTCAATGCGAATGTGGGAACACTTGCAATCGTGCAGAGGGAAACCTGAAAAGCACGGCGGTTCCGCATTGCGGATGTAGTCCACATTGGAGAGGAACAAACAAACGATTTGTCGATTTGTCCGGGAAGAAATTCGGTAGGCTTACAGTTATAGAACATAAAGGCAAAGACAAGCATAGTCATAATCTGTGGTTGTGTCAGTGTGAATGCGGCGAGTATATTGTTTCTGACACTAGCGCACTAAATACCGGCAAGGTACAAAGTTGTGGATGCAAGAGGAAAGAATTACTTGCTAAAAAGAACATCACGCACAATCACAGTGACACAAGACTTTACAGAATATACACTCATATGAAAGAAAGATGCTACAATGAAACGTGCGATGATTTTCAACATTACGGTGGGCGTGGCATTGCTGTTTGTCAAGAATGGCTAAGTGACTTTGAATCGTTTTATAATTGGGCGTTGTCGAACGGGTACTCCGAAGAATTATCCATTGATAGGATTGATGTGAATGGCAACTATGAACCTTCCAATTGTCGGTGGGCAACAATGAAGATTCAGGGGAATAACAAACGCAATACGCTTCGTTATACTTTTGATGGCAGAACTCACACATTGATGGAATGGTCTGAATTAACGGGTGCAAGTTACAGTTCAATATATCAGAGATACCGAAGGGGAACGTTGGACAATTTAATAAGTGAATCAGTAAACGAAAAGGCCTAATAAAAAGGCCTTTTTTATTTCTTGGGAAGAATAGGGCAACGTACCCGACAAGGCGCAACCTCCGGTGCTTTTCTTCCCTTATTTTGGGGGCATCATAGAAAGTGAGGATATGATATGGGAAATTTATCTTTTTTCTTAGCAGAAAACGTTGAAAAGAAACAGAATTTGAAAGTAGCAATCAGTGAGCGTTTCAAGGACGAGAAGGGCAATCCCGTCAAGTGGGAAATCCGTTCTCTTGGTGCCGGTGAAGATGAAGCACTCCGCAAGGATTGTACTCGCAGGGTGCAGGTTCCGGGCAAAAAGAATGCGTTCACAAATGATTTTGATGGTAATGCTTACCTTATAAAACTTGCGGCAGCCGCCGTTGTATATCCGGATTTGACTGATGCAGCACTGCAGAACTCTTACGGCGTAATGGGTGCAGAACAGTTGCTCCGCACTATGCTTTACAAGGAAGAGTTCGACAAGCTGACGGAGATCGTCACTGGCGCATCTGAATCTGATGATATCAATGATTTGGTGGATGAAGCAAAAAACTAATTGATGAAGGTGATGGGGAGTTTAATTTCGCTTACTATTGCCTTCATAAATTTCATTGGAAGCCGTCAGAGTTTGATGCGCTTCCCACGAGGGAAAAAGCGTTCGTGATTGCTGCTATACAGATAAAACTCGAACATGACAAAAAGGAACAGAAAAAGGTTAAGAAACCTCGTAAAAGGTAGGTGATACTTATGGGGGCAATAAAGGCATCAATCAGCGTAAATGATAGAATGTCACCTGCACTGAAAAGCATGAATAAGGCGTTGAATCTTGTTCTCAACTCGTTCAACGCCATGCAGAGTGCATCGGCTTCGGCGGTAGATACTGCGGCTTTTGAAGAAGCACGGAGAGAAGCGGCAAGTGCATCTGTTGCTATCAATCAGATGGAGCAGCAGATACGTGAAGCAACGAATCAGCAGGACAAATTTTCTGATAAAGTGAACGAGTCTGAAAATGCAATGGGCGGTCTTGTTCGGAAAGCGGCCGGACTTGTTGCGGCGTATGCTTCTGCACAGACGCTTTTAAGTGCCGTCAATCTGTCCGACCAAATGACACAGACATCTTCACGAATGAGCATGATTGTTGATGATGGCGGTTCGGTCGAGGAACTTGAACAGAAGATATTTGAATCTGCGAATCGTTCCCGTGCTTCATACATGGAAACAGCATCGGCAGTGACAGCGTTAGCGCAACGTGCCGGGGATGCGTTCACCGGAAACGATGAAGTAATCGCATTCACCGAAACATTGAACAAGATGTATGTTATTGCAGGCGCATCGGCACAAGAGCAGGCTTCTTCCATGTTACAGCTTACACAAGCACTCGGTTCCGGTGTTCTTCGTGGTGAAGAATTTAACGCCGTATTTGAAGCTGCACCGAACATCATGCAAGCCGTTGCGGACTATATGAATGTTCCGATCGGTCAACTCCGAAACATGGCGGCAGAGGGTATGATAACAGCGGATATTGTGAAAAATGCAATATTCAGTGCGGCAGATAGCGTAAACGCCGATTTTGAGAGCATGGACATGACATGGGCGCAAGTGGCGAACGGATTCAAGAATCATGCACTGCAGTCGTTTGATCCGGTACTAGCGAAGATATCAGAACTAGCGAACAATCCTCAGGTTCAAGCGTTTGCGATTGGCTTAGGTCAGGCAATGGCAACCGTAGCGAATATTATTCTCAGCATATTTTCGCTTGTGGCAGCCGTAGGCGGTTTTCTCTATGACAATTGGGGAATACTCGGCCCGGTAATATACGGCGTAGCAGCGGCACTTGTGGCGTATTACACGGCGTTGATGATTTACAACGGCATTCAGGCAATAAGTAATATACAAGACGCATTTTCTGCGGCGCACAAGTATAATTTGGCAAAAGCAGAAATAGCTTTGGCTGCAGCAACCGGAACGCAGGCAAGCGCAACAGCAAAAGCAACAGTAGCACAAGCAGGCTTCAACACGGTTATGCTCGCATCTCCTATCACTTGGATTCTGTTGATTATTATTGCCGTAATTGCGGCCATTTATGCAGTAATCGGCGTTATCAACAAACTGACCGGTTCAACAATATCCGCAACGGGCGTTATCGTTGGCGCACTTCTGTCGGCAGTGGCGTTCATTTGGAATTTGTTCCTCGGATTGGTCGATTTGGTACTCGGAATCGTGAATTATTGGTACAACATTTTCGGAGCGTTCGTGAACTTCTTCGGAAATCTGTTCAATGATCCGATTGGCTCCATCATTCAGCTTTTCGGCAATCTAGCTGACAACATCCTCGGTGTACTCGAATCTATTGCCCGTGCTATGGATAAAATTTTCGGTTCAAGCATGGCAGATACCGTGTCCGGATGGCGCACAAGCCTTTCTTCAAAGGTAGAAATCGCAACGAAGGAATACGGGAACGGAGCCTATGAGGAAGTAATGGGCGAATTGAATCTGTCAAGCGAATCTCTCGGCTTGAATCGTTGGGCGTATGAAGATGCGTACAATACCGGGTATAACTTTGGCGAATCGGTTGAAGATAAGGTTTCATCGTTCAGCCTTGACAGTATTCTTTCAAGCGGAACTGATACTCTGAATCAGTACGGCATGGACGATATCGGCGCAGGTGTAGGAGATATTGCAGATTATACCGGAACGATGGCTGACAATCTCGAAATCACCGAAGAAGATTTGAAATATCTTCGTGATATCGCAGAGCAGGAAGCAATCAACAGATTCACAACTGCCGAAATCAAGATTGATATGGGCGGTATCAATAACAACGTATCTTCAAATGTTGATTTGGATGGTATGGTGACATACCTTGAAGAAAAGTTGTATGAAACAATGGAAATCGCAGCGGAAGGAGTACACTGACATGATACAAGGTTATGATATTTATTTTGACAAGGTGCTTCTTCCGGTTGCACCACCAAAGATTAAAACAGACATCAGGAATAAGAACAAGACGATTGAACTTATCAACGATGGAGAAGTAAATCTATTGAAAACGCCGGGATTGACCGAGATTTCCTTCACGATACTTCTTCCGAATGTGAAATACCCGTTCGGAAAGTACCTTGACGGTTTCAAAAACTCAGCATACTTTCTCGGCGTGTTTGAACAGTACAAAGTAAGCAAAAAGCCGTTTCAGTTCATCGTGAGCCGTACTTTGCCGAATGGTACTGTACCATTCCACACTAATCTTCGTATGTCCTTAGAAGATTACAGTTATGAAGATACCACGGCCGAAGGTTTTGATATCAAAGTAACGCTGAATCTGAAACAGTATAAGGACTACGGAACAAAAACGGCGAGGATAACGCCGGTAGTGAATAATGCGGCGGTTATGTCGAGCGCACCGAAAAGGTCAGCCGGCGCAGGCGCAAACAATACCGGCAAGGCGTACACGATTAAGTCCGGTGATACGTTGAGCAACATTGCAAAAGCCAAAATGGGGAAGGCTTCGTTGTGGAGAACGCTTTATGAAGCAAATAAAACCGTAATCGAAAACGCTGCAAAGGCAAGAAGAAAGAAATCGAGCAATAACGGACATTGGATATATCCCGGAACCGTATTGCGGATTCCGTAAGGGGGTGCGGCATGGTTGAACTATGGATAATGAATGGTAATACTGCATTCCTTCCGGCCGTTGAGAGTGGTATCACATGGAAAACTGCACGTTTCGGAGAACCTGGAGCGTTGCAGTTCAAGTGTATTCAGGATGATGTATTGAACATCACCGAAGGCAACGCCGTGAAACTTATTGTTGATGGTGTCAACGTGTTCTTCGGATTTATCTTTGCCATCGGCAGGGATAAAACGAATATCATTCAAGTGACGGCTTACGATCAGCTTCGGTATTTGAAAAACAAAGATTCATACCCGTTTGCGAATAAGAGAGCAGATGAAGTTGTGAGAATCTTAGCAGAGGACCATCTTCTGAAAGTAGGTTCCCTTGCAAATACCGGTTATGTCATTCCGAAGCAGATTGAGGATAACAAGACGCTTTTCGACATGATTCAGAACTCACTCGATGAAACACTGAGGAACACGAAAAGACTTTATGTGTTATATGACGATTTCGGAAAACTCGCACTGAAAAACGTAGAAGATATGCTTCTGAATCTTCTGATTGATTCAGACACGGCGCAATCATACGATTATAAGTCGAGCATCAATGATAACACATACAACCAGGTAAAACTTATTTACGACAACAAATCAACGGGAAAGCGAGAAGTGTATATTGCAAAGGACAGCAAGAATATAAATGCTTGGGGCCTTTTGCAGCACTTTGAGACAACCGACAATCCGCAAGGCGCATCTGATAAAGTTAATGCGCTTTTATCTTTGTATAATGCAAAGACACGGAATCTGAAAATCAATAAAGCATTCGGTGATGTCCGGGTGCGTGGTGGAAGTTCCGTGGTTGTCATGCTGAATCTTGGGGATGTAAAGATTCAGAACTATATGCTTGTCGAGAACGTGACGCATACATTCGAGAATGGACTTCACACGATGGATTTGGCACTTCGAGGGGGTGAATTTGTTGCGTAACTTTTTGCAGATAATTAAAAAGGCGGCTGTTGAAGCTGTCGAAGCGTCAGATCCTGCAAAGGTGATGTATGGAACTGTTGTTACATCTTCTCCGTTGGCGGTCAGGATAGAACAGCGGTTTACTATCCCGGAAGCATTTCTGACGCTCACGAAGAATGTTCGTGATTATAAGGTTAGAATGTCGGTTGATGGTGGCGCAGAGCAGGAATACACCGTTAAGAACGGACTGAAAACGGGTGACAGAGTGATGCTTCTTCGGGAGCAGGGCGGTCAGAATTACATCATACTTGATAAGATAGGGGGATAGACATGATTCCAACAATCAGCGAACAGTTTATGCAGAGTTTCACTGAAAACACAATCCCTACAAAAGATTATGCACTGAGTAACGACAAGGAAAGAGTGAACGGCTTTGTTGACGGCGTAGAAGCCGTGAAGCAGGCCGTTTTCTTCATTCTGAATACGGAACGATATGAGCATTTGATTTATTCATGGGATTACGGTGTTGAATTAAAGGACCTTGTCGGAATGCCGCCGTCTTATGTTATCCCGGAAGTAGAGAGAAGGGTAACGGAAGCACTGATGCAGGATGATCGCATTGAATCCGTATCTGATTTTCAGTTTGAACGGCAAAAAGAAAGACTTCATGTCACATTCGTTGTGCATACGATTTACGGTGACATAGAAAGCGAGGTGAACGTGAATGTATGAGAATGAAACTTCGGAAGTGATACTTGAAAGGACACTCGGCAGGATTCCGGGGCAGCTTGACAAAAGGGAATCGTCTTTTTTGTATAATGCGTCAGCGGCTATTGCGGTAGAGCATGAGAATATTTATCTTGCACTCGAAAACATCCGCAACATTACGAACTTCTCGACATCTGACCGAAGCGGAAAGATTGAGAGATGCCGTGAACGTGGTATTGATATTTCACAGTTTGATGCAACACATTCGGTTGTTGTGATTGAGGTTACACCGGCAGGCGTGGTTGTTCCAATCGGTACACGATTCAGTCACGATATGCTTAATTTCACGGTGACAGAACAGACGGCAGATGGAAAGTATCTTGCTCAATGTGAAACGCTCGGAACATCCGGAAACGTGACCGGTGATGTGGTGGCAGTTGAGTATATCAACGGTCTTTCAGCATCCACCATCACGGAGATTCACCAATACGGCGAAGATGAAGCGGACCTTTCCGAGATTGATTCGGTTTATTATGCTTCGTTTGAATCGCAGGCGTTTGGCGGCAACAAAGCGGACTATAAGGAAAAGATTAAGAAGATTCCAGGTGTTGGTGGCGTGAAAGTGTACTCTGCTGCAGAGTGGCAGGGTGGTGGCACTGTAAAATGCGTTATCACAACATCGGCGTACACAGTTCCGTCAGAGAGTTTCGTTGATTCCGTACAGACCACGATTGATCCGGTGCAGAATCACGGTGCCGGTCTTGGCCTTGCGCCAATCGGACACACGGTAACGATTGCCGGTGTAACAACAGAAACTGTAAACGTTGGGTTTACGGTGCAGCTGCAAACCGGTTACACATTGGAAGATATCACGGAAGCGGTGAATACTGCAATTGATTCTTACCTTCTGTCGTTAAGTGAATCGTGGGAAGATGAAACGAATCTCATTGTCCGGATTTCGCAGATTGAAACGAGATTGCTCGGCGTGACGGGTATCGTTGACATTGCCGACACCACGTTGAACGGAGAAGCAAGTAATCTGACGATTTCCGCAGATGCTATTCCGGTAAGGGGGAGTGTAAGTGCAAACTGATATCTTGTTATATCTTCCCGAAGTATTCCGTGAGATTAGGGAAATGAAAGCACACGCCGTTGCACAACGGCCGGAACTTGAAAGAGAATGGGCGGCGGTGGAAGAACTGTATAACGATCAGTTTCTTTACTTGATGGGTGAGAGCGGCGTTTCACAGTGGGAGAAGATGCTGAAAATCGTTCCAATGGAAACAGACACGCTCGAAGATAGGCGGTTCCGTATTATCAACCGATTCAACGCACAGCTTCCGTACACTTACAGAATGCTCGAATACCATTTGACGCAGATGTGCGGTGCAGACGGATATAAGATGTCCTTTAATGCTGCCGCATGGACGCTGATAGTCAAGATTGCACTCACATCGAAAAAGCAGTTTGACGAGATTTTGAAACTTATCGAGCAGATGATTCCGGCGAATCTGATACTTGATTACGACCTTCTGTATAACACATACGGAAATTTGTCAAAGTTCACTCACGGACAGCTTACTGCGTACACTTACGGCGCACTGAGGGATGAAGTATTAAGTTAATAAAGAAAGGATAAGTAAATGCAGAATACGAAGAACTATTCTCTTTTACTTCCTGATGGCACTGACTTTTATAATGTGGATGATTACAATGGGAATTTTGAAACCATTGATGCACAGATGAAGTCGAACCAAACAAAAGCAGACACCGTAACAGCAAATCACAATTCGCACGTTGCCAACAAGTCCAATCCGCACGGAGTAACAAAAGAGCAGATAGGACTTGGCAACGTTCCAAATGTGGCAACCAATAATCAGACACCGACATACACGGTTCCCGGAACATTGACCGCAGCGGTGTCGGGGGAAACGGTCGCAACGGCATTCGGTAAGTTCGCACGTGCCGTTTCTGACCTTATTTCGCACTTAGGCAATAAGAACAATCCCCACGGAGTTACAAAGACTCAAATCGGACTAGGGAACGTTCCGAACGTATCTACGAACGACCAAACGCCGACATATTCCGACACGGCCACGCTTGCAACGTTGGTAAGTGGGGAAAAACTGAATATTGCATTGCAAAAAACCAAACTTGCAATCAGTCGATTGATAACGCATTTGTCGGACACTGTAAGTCATATCACATCTGCAGAGCGTAGTTTGTGGAATAGTAAAGCAGACGGTGCATTACTTCACAGCAGGATTCCGCAGTATCACAACGTGAAAACGCAAGCGGAATTAGATGCCATTATGAACGGACACTCGACCAATCTTGCAATAAATACTTATTACAATTTTACGCTGAGCGTTGCTGTCAGCGGTCTATCTCTCATGGGTGGAACTTACTATGTAGAGGGAATGAAAACAAGTGCTGATTATGAATGGCAAAGAATGACGAAATACCCAAACGGGAACACGTTGCCGCCGTTGTTGATGGTCGGTCGTTCAAAGTTCGCAGGAACTTGGACGGCATGGGAAAACATTGCCATGCAAAGCGGTGTAGATTCAAAGGTTGACAAGGTTTCCGGAAAGGTACTGTCAACAAATGACTACACCACAGCAGAAAAGACGAAACTCGCAGGGATAGCGGCAGGGGCGCAGGTCAACACGATAACCGGTATAAAGGGTAACGCAGAAACATCTTACCGCACCGGGCAAGTGAATATCACGCCTGCAAATATCGGACTTGGGAACGTGAATAATACTGCGGATAGTGCAAAGAGCGTTGCTTTTGCCACAAATGCCGGCGGTGTTGCGTGGACGAATGTAACCGGGAAGCCGACCACATATCCTGCGGCAAGTCACACGCACGATGATAGATATTACACAGAAACAGAAGTCAATAATCTGCTCGAACAAAGAGTGCATATCGGCTCATTTGCAAATAACAGATTGTCGTTTCAGTGGATAGATACGACAAGCGAACTCAAGGCATTTATTGACGGCGTAGACGTTGGAACAGTCACCATTGCAAAAGGGTGATTCTTTTATGCACAAAACAAAGAAAGAGAGGGAAAAAGTATGGATTTTTCAAGTGTTGGAACAGTTGTTGCAATCGTAGTGATTGCGTATTTGGTGGGGCTGCTTGCTAAACAGCTTCCGAAGGTAAAGGACGAATTTATTCCGGTGATTGTCGGAGTTGTTGGCGGTGTTCTTGGTGTCGTTGGTATGTATGTGATGCCGGAGTTTCCTGCAAGCAATGTTCTTGATGCAATCGCAGTCGGTATTGTTTCCGGCTTGGCATCTACCGGCGCAAATCAGACTGTAAAACAGATTAAGAAGGGGATGAAGTAATATGTCAGTAAAGACTTATTCACGAAAGAAAGACGGAAAAAAGAAATTGCAGAAGAATTTCACGGTAGAGGAATGGGCAAGTCAGGACGGAGCAGATAAGATTCTGATCGACACAGCCATGCCGCCACGTCTGCAGAAGCTTCGTGATTGCATGGGATTATCTTCGCTTGTAATTGTCAGCGGTTATCGTACACCGGCAAGGAATAAGGCAGTCGGTGGCGCAGAAGGAAGTCAGCATTTGAAGGGCAAGGCTGTTGATGTTTGTGCTTATAAGGACGGCAAGATTCTTGATCCGAAATACCTTTGTTGTGCTGCAGAAGTTCTCAGCATGGACGGTATCGCACTGATTCAGACTTGCGCTCACTTTGACACAAGGGGATATCAGTCATGGTTTGACGAAAACAAGGGTAATACTCGCATTGAGAACTACGGTCACAAATCATGGTTCACTTATTGCAACGTGGGAAATCTTGATTTTATGTCAAACCCGTTCGAGATTCCATCCGAAACGCTTCGCAAAGGCGCAAAAGGTGATGATGTCAAGTGGTTGCAGTTTGAATTGATTAAACTCGGTTTCCTTCCGCTGATTTCCGCAAGTGGAAAGTGCAATGTTGATGGTGTGTACGGTTCTAATACAGAAGGGGCAGTAAGAGCATTTCAGATGGCGCATTTCACGGATGAAGCTGAATGGGATGGAAAGTTTGGTCCGAAGTCACGTGCAGCAATGGTAAAATAAAAAAAGAATGGAGCAGTCGTTGTGGCTGCTCCTTTTTTTATTTCTTTGTGTGTCACAATCTCATACCTGGAGCGTTACGATATGTGAAAAATAAGAAAAGTGCAACCATAACGGCTGCACTTTTCTTTATGTGCGAATCAGCAATTTCAGAATCAAATCTAACAATGACAAATCCATACACTCCTGAATTTTTTCTATTATCCGTTTTATATATTCTTCCCTATCACTCATAAGGTATCCTCTCAATTCTGCTCACAGACATTTCATATGCAATTTTCTGTTCTGTTTCATCATTATCGGTTTTGGGGTATGGTCTGCTTTGAAATCTTGCAGTCACGCTGATATGTGTACCGACCTCGAATGTAGAAGCCCACTTCGCATTTCTTCCCCATGCTATACACGGTATATAGTCACTCTTTCTATAATGCCGCGGAACGGAGAGCATGATATCTGTTATCTTCCTGCCTTCCGGAGTTTTCCGGTAAACCGGTGGACGGCACACATACCCTATGAGAAAGACATCGTTCTTGTCCGATTCTTCCGCATAATAAATATCGGTGGCGAACACGTACACATCCAGGTGCTTTTTGTTCTTGGTTTTACGGTCAAAGGAACGAACCTGACCTATGACGCACACGGAACCATTATTGAAATCATCCGTGCCGATAATTCGATCTGACACGGCAACCGGGATTCGGTCGGGAGTGCTGCTATACCTCGAAGATTCGAGCGTAAATGTATAGAAGTATTCCCCAGCTGTTTCGTGGCTGAATACGAAATCAGACACTTTCCGTCCTATAATTACAACATAGTTTCCATCACACAGTACGTTCATGCTTTTCCCCTCTCATGTGTAAAGATTATGGAAAAAAGATAAAACATTTATTGACAAAAATAAATAGCGAGATTAACATTATTTTCATCAAAAATCACGTAAATTTGTGTCTTATAAGACAGAATAGGGGGATATGTGGGAGAAAACAAAATTGATTTTGGTCCTATATTGAAGAAGAGATTGCGAGAGATAATGATTGATAAGGGGTGGGATTTGGATGATTTGATTGATAAAGCATCCGAAAAAGGTCTGCCTGAGGACACAGTAACGAACATATATTACGGCAGGTCGCATGATCCACGTGCATCAACGCTTGCAATTCTGTCAGAAGTGACCGAAGTTTCCATGAATTGTCTGATTGGAAGATGCCAACACACTGCAGATGAACGTGTGCTGCTTCGTCATTATAGGTCATGCGGCAATCACGGAAAGAGTATTGTCCGGCTTGTAGCACGATACGAAAAGGAAGCAGCGGTATCTGAACGAGAAGCAGACGGGAAACATAGTATACCGTGTTTGATTCCGAACGGAAACATATACGAAGGAATCATATACGACACCTGCGGAACAGAGGATATATGGACGGATGAGGAAAAAGCGTACACGGCAATCAGAATGACAACGAATGACTTATCACCGTTATACTGCAAAAATGATACTATTCTGTTAGAGGACCGGTTCCCAAAAAACGGAGAATATGCAGCCTTTTTCAAAGACGGCCGGGCATACATACGCCGTTACATCGAAGAAACGGACAGCAACGGAAAAGATTGCTATTGTTTGCGGTGTTTACATAATCACGGAAAAGATATTGTTCTGAAACGGATGGATGAAGTCGAGTATATTGGAACGATTATTGATGTAGTAAGGGCGTGAACAAAATAGGGGCAACCGTTTCCTCATCGGAAATAGTTGCCCGTTGTTTTTGGTGGTCCATGTCCGCATCTTGTCCACGTTGCACAAGATATTCTGTGCGATACTAGGATATGAAAAAATATGAAATGATATTGAGTTTCGTTGAAAACCGCATCACATCAAGGATTGCAAGATACAATAAGATATAATAAAATACGTTTTGACAGTTGGTCTACATAAACCTATCATGTGGAAACTGTCGTTTCACTTTCCTTGATTTAATAAGGGTTACAAGCGTTTTTGATACAAAAAATATGTCTTTGTCCACCGTTTGTCCACCTATTTTTCAGTTGCACCAAATTGGTGGACACGTTTTTATTTTGCTTTCTTTGCAACAGCACTTTCAAACACATCAACGGCAGACTGCTCCATGTCCTCAGTATTGTGGACATAAGTTTGCAACGTGGTCGTGATTCTGTCGTGGCCTAGTCTTTTTTGCACAGCTTTCGGACTGACACCACTTTCAATCAGCATCGTTGCGTGAGTGTGACGCAGGCTGTGAAAGTTGAACTTGATTCCTAAATCATAGTGAATCACTCTTGCAGCATACTTGAATGAATCAACAGAACTGAATTGTCCGTTTTCCTTCCGCATGATAAGATTAGCTTGTGGAAGGGCAACGGGAACAGATTTCTCTACTTCAATCAGGCGGTAAATTGTGTTTCCCTTTTCGTCCTTTTCTTCCTTTTTGAACATCTGCGTATAATATTCTCCATACAACAAAGATTTCTCCATCTGTATTTTCTTGTACTCTTTCAGTTCCCGGACAAGCGTTTCACCGATTTTGATTTTGCGATTAGAAGAAACGGTTTTTGTATCACCGAAATACCATGCGGATTTCTCTTCTTTTTTCCCTTTTATCTTCATGGCCTTACGGATATCGACACCGTAATTTCGTTTATACACTAATTTATTAACATCAAGTGTCTGTTCTTTTAGGTCTATATCTTCCCATGTAAGACCGTACACCTCGCTGATACGCAGTCCGGTATAGAATCCAATCAACAAAGCATATCGGAACGGGTTGCCCGGTTCAAAGCGTTCAAGCATTCTGTTGAAATCCTCGACCGAAATAATGGTCCTATTCACATCCGAACGTTCTGCTGATATTTTCGGGTATTTGATGTATTCAGCCGGACTTGACTGCAGAAGTTGAGCAGGAACCACGGCGTATTTTAGCGAACCGGTCATAACCGTTATAATGTTTACAATGGTTGTCTTTTTCAAACCGCACACAGCTTTTTGATTAACATAATCTTGAATCATAATCGGCGTAAGTGAGCGCAGCTTATACATTCCGAGAGCAGGCTTCAAATGACCTTCGATTATTTGCATATAGACTTCTTGCGTTCTGTACTTACACGACATTTTTACATAGTTGTCGAACCAATAATCGAGATAATCAGCATAAGACATATCAGACGGCTCGAATTTCAATCCGGCGTTGTTGTACTCTGCCATTGCCTTTGTTCCTGCAATCTCAGCTTCCTTCTTCGTTGGGAATCCTGCCTTGCTTATGGAGTTTCTTTTTCCGTTGATCTTGGCCGCTTCAAAACGATATTCCCAATTCGGTTTCTTTGCTTTCCCGTTCTTGTCTACCTTTCCTTTGTTACGGTCACGAATATTAAGTTTTGCCATACACAATCATCCTTTCTCTTCATCATTTATGTGCAGTTCATACGAACTACCTTTCTTTACTCGCACAACATCGTCTGACGCTTTCAGAAACGCCTGAATTTCGCTCTTCTCAATGTGGGGCAAGCGAGAATATATGTCCTTCTGTAAAATGCCGTCATTTTGTCGTATGGTGTCGAGAATGTCCGGGATAACAACGTCTTTCATCCATTTAGTTTCCTTTATGTCATCTTCAATCCAATCCAAGTAAGAGAAACAATCTGAACGTGAGTTATGCATATACTCATACCAATCCTGAAAATAGATTGTTGCTCCTTTTCCTTTTGAATAGAACAAATCCCGTACCGTGAGAAAAGTGTCTTTGCAGCGGTATAATATTTCGAGCTTTTTTTCTAAATCATCCTCGTAATCTGCATCCCGGTATAGTTCCGTGAACTTTGATGTTTCCCTTTGTATGAATGCGCCGTGCTTTTCTTCAAAATTATAAGCAAGGTCCGATTCCCGGTCTGTTCGGCTGAACTTCGGGTTGACTGTTTTTAGAACCGCATATTTTTCGAGTGCCTTTTCATAATCACGTTGCATCAAAAACGGTATTTCCTCATCAGTGAACGGCTTACCATCAACACGCCTGATGCCGTTCTTTGTTTCGATGTATTCTGCTTTTACGTGTTCCACGGGCGGCACAACTACCGGCTTCTGTTGTACCGGTTCAACAATTGGAGCAGGCTTCGGCTGATTCCGTTTCCGTTCCATACTTTTCTCTATGGCTGTAAATGCAAAGAATATTCCGATAAGTAAATACACTAGGACAGAACCGACAATGAGCCATTCAACAAGATTGTACTGCTTTGCATGGGGAACGATGAGACTTGTCAACAATACGGCTGCAACGATTAACAATACATATTTGATTATTCTTATCTTCTTCATATCACATACTTTCCTTTTGATTTCTATAATTCCATATCTTTCTATTGTTCTGAAAAAAGTAACATATTATAATAATTTGTAGTTTAACGCTCGAAAGGGGCCTTTGCATGAAACAAGAATACATACACATGATTAACGAATTACTGAATCAATGTAATGACATTGCATTGCTTGACCTCATTCTGAAACTACTTCAAAAAAGCTGATATAAGAGTTTTCACACTTTGGAGCTGCTCTGCATTCAGAGTGTTCAGAGTTCCCGCTAAAGAAAGAAAATCTTCATCAGTACGCATTCGCACAATAATTTCTGTTATTGTGCTATTTTTTTTGTCTGTTTCTTCATCAATCCATCCCATTAAATATGCAGGCGTTGTTTTTAACGCTTCGGCAAACTTTACAAGATTTGTTTGCGTTACATCGTTAACACCTTTTTCAATTTTCGCAATAGTAGATCGACTTTTATATCCCATAATTTCGGCAAGTTCGTCCTGAGACAAGCCGAGTGATTCACGCCGTTCCTTTATTTTAATTCCTATATTCGTCATTGGTTACACCACCTTTCTACGAGCATATTACCACGTTTGGTATTTTTAATCAACAATTTTGTAAAAAAGGGTTGACAAATAATCACACAGATATTATATTAGAAACGTGATTTAGAATCAACATAATGGAGAGAAAGGGGGCGAAAACATGACTAATACAAAGGAACTCGAAAAACGCATTACTGAATCAGGGTTGAAGAAAAGTTATATTGCAAAAACGTTAGGACTTTCAAGACAAGGCTTTTCCAATAAGGTAAACAACAAAAGTCCTTTCACTACAACTCAAATTACACTTCTTTGTAGTCTGTTAAATATCACCAAATTAACAGATAAGGAGCGTATTTTTTTTGCAGCGTAGGTGATTATAAATCAACAAGGAAGGCGGTGTACTGTGATAAAGGAAGTGCCGGGATTTAATGGACAATATTTCGTGTCCGATGATGGAGTGGTATTCACACAAAGAATGCTTGCAATGAAACCATCAATTAACCAAAAGACCGGATATTGCCAAGTGTGCTTTAGAAAAGACGGGCGTTATGTAATGAGGTATGTGCATAGACTTGTCGCTGAATCTTTTGTTGAAAACGTCAATTCTTCACATGAAGTGAATCATAAAGACGGCAACAAACAAAACAACAAGGCTTCCAATCTTGAGTGGTTGAGCAGAAGCGAAAATATGCTACACGCATACAGAACGGGCTTGCGAAGTACAACACCGGTTGTGGCGTTCACTAAATCCGGGGAGTATGTAAAAACATTTCAAAGCGAAAGGGATGCAATGAGATTTTGCGGAGTTTCGTATAACGCAGGAATAAGTGATTGTTTGAGAGGAAAGAAACAAAGTGCGCATGGCTATGTTTGGAAATATGCAAATTAACCTGCGCAGTTTAGGAAGGAGTAACGGAATGCAAGATATGTTATACACCGTTCCGGAAGTCGCAAAGATTCTGAAAACGAATGTCAATTTTGTGTACCGTCTGCAGAACGCAGGGTTGTTGAAGTTCATGAAACTCGGCCGGCTGAAATGCAGAAAGACAACGCTTGAAGAATTTCTTGCAAGGTATGACGGAATGGATGTCAGCGATCCGAACAACATCAAAGTATTAGGAAACGAGGTAACAGAAGATGAAGAAAGTAATTAAGAACACGTTAACCTCTATCGGTTTATTGCTTATATGCGCCGGCATATTCGTCTGCACATGGGAAACGGAAGCAATTAACGACCAAATAACCATACTCGTATACGGAGCAGTTTCTATAGTGGTTGGTGCGGTACTGTGCTTGCTGAATGGTGGTGAGGAAGATGGCATTTACGTGGACAGATGATCCGGTGGCTGACGCTGAAAGATATCATTCGGAGCAGGACGCAAAATTGAAAACGCTTCCGGAATGTTCAGAGTGCGGCCATCCGATTCAAGACGATTACGCTTATTACATCAACGATGAATGGATTTGCGAACAGTGTATGAAAGAGAACTATAAGAAGGAAGTACAGCCGTATTAAACGGCGAACTGAACCAAAGATGCCTATACAGATTTATACGAGGTGTCTATGAAAGAGTTCAAGAGTTTTTACAAAGAAGTCAAAGGAAACGAAGGTGATAAGTGCAAGTACAATATACGGCTTGACGCTTATGGATGCGGATGTCAGCACGATTGCAGTTACTGTTATGCGAAATCCCTTCTGAATTTCAGAAACTTATGGGATGCACGGGAGCCGTCAGTTGCAGACATTAAGAAGATTGAGCGCAAGATTGCGAAACTTCCGAAGGGCGCAATCGTCCGTCTGGGCGGTATGACAGATTGTTTTCAGCCGTTGGAAGAAAAGATGCAGATCACAAAGGCAATGATTGAATTGCTGAACCGTTACGGCATCGGCTATCTGATTGTAACGAAGTCAGATTTGATATGTGAATACATGAGCATATTGGACAAGGACCTTGCACACATTCAGATCAGTACGACATGGATTCCGTGCGAGAAAGCAGTAAGCACCGAAAGACGAATCCGGGCAATTGAAAAGCTACATGAAGCCGGATTTGATGTGGCAGTAAGGCTGTCACCGTTTGTTCCTCAGTTCGTGGATTTTGAACGGCTGAACAGCATCAAGTGTGGCAAGATAATCGTGGAATTTTTAAGGGTGAACCATTGGATTAAGAAATGGCTGCCGCTTGATTATTCGGATTATACGGTCAAGCAATCCGGGTATCAGCACTTGCCGCTTGAAAAGAAAATCGAATATCTGTCGAAGGTGACGGGCTTTGATGAAGTTTCGGTATGTGAAGATACAGACGAAGGATATGCGTATTTCAAAGAATGCGTGAATTGGAACAAAGAAGATTGTTGCAATTTAAGAAAATAATCGAAAGGAAATAGGGTTGTCCGGACAAAAAATCATGATTCCCTTTCGGTAGGCAAAATGAAAGTTTTAGAGTTATTTGCCGGAACAAGAAGTATCGGCAAAGCATTTGAAGCAAAAGGGCACGAAGTTTTTTCAGTGGAATGGGATAAAGGATTTGAAAACATCAGTTTATACGCAGATATAAACACTATTACCGCAGAAGAGATACTTCGGAAATTTGGCAGACCTGATGTGATATGGGCATCC